GGCCAAGATGGAAGCCTTGCTCGACGAACTGGTCTACGAGTGCGGGTTCATCAAGGCGCACATGCCCGAGGCTGGCAAGCTGGGTTGCTCGATTGACGGCTACTTCGGCGGAGGGCCGCAATACGGCATTGTCGAGCTGAAATGCCCAAAGCCGACGACCCACCTGCGCTACCTGCGCACGTCGGGCCTGCCTACGGACTACTGGCCTCAAGTCTTGCATAACCTGCTGGTGACCGGCGCGGATGTCTGCTGGTTCGGCAGCTACTGTCCGCAGATGCCCGAGTGCCTGCAGTTCTTCGCGCACGAGGTGCGCATGAGTGACCCCACCGTGCGCACGCGGATGGACGAGTATCGGCGGGCGCTGGCAGATTTTCTGGCTGATGTGGACACTGAGATGGATTACTGGCGAGGAGTGACAGCATGAGCGATCAGACGAAGACCGACCGGAAGGACATCGGGGCGCTGTGGGTGAACGAGAGCAAGGCTGGGAGCACTTATCTGAGCGGACAGATTGACGGACGCCGCATCGTGGTGTTCCGCAATCGCTTCAAGGACGCCGGGGACAAGAAGCCCGACTACCGGATTTTCCTTGAGGAGGAACGCCAGCCGCAGGGCGAGACAGCCTTGCCCGTGCAAGCCCAGCCGACGAGGAAGGCGGCGACGGAGCCAAGCCGTGGCTGGAAGGACAGCGGGGGCACGTCGGACGACATCCCGTTCTAGGGTGGTGCTGGCGGCGATCGGTCACCCCTGCGACTCGTTATGCAGGACACCGGCAGGCACCGCGCCTGTGCTGGGAGCCTCGCCGCCAGCCCGTCAGACAGGCCGTCGTCCTGGTGCTTTCGTTGGCTGGAGACGAGAGGAGAGACGCCGGGGCGGCGGTCTGTGATAGGATGCGGGGAGCGTGGACGTATCCAGCGTCCACGGCCCCTGACCCGACGCTGCGATGACCAGCGACAGGCTTCCGCTAGTATAGGGCAGTCCGTCGCTTTCTGAGGAGAAATGCTGATGGACGACCCGACGCACGAACCAACACACATACGCGGTATTGGCGCATTCGGCATGACGCCTGAATGGTTACTGCTGGCCGATATCAGTAGCACCGCCAAAGTGCTGTTCGCCTGGATGGCGTGTAAGTACGCCAATCGCTCGACCTGGGCGTGTTGGCCTGGGCAGACGCGGCTTGCGGATGACCTGAGCGTCAGCCGAGGCACCATTAAACACGCCATTCATGAGCTGGTCGGGGTGGGGGCCATCGTCAAGCGCACCCGACGCAATGAGGACGGCAGTCCGGTTTCAAACTACTATCAATTGATGTTTCTGCAGACGGTCAGAAAACTGACCCACGGTCAGAAAACTGACCTACCCCTAGGGCAGAAAACTGACCCACCCCTAGGTCAGAAAACTGTCCCTAAACCAGAGGTACTTGAACTAGAGGTACTTGAACAAGAGGTACAGCACGCGCCAGCGGAAAACCGGTTGACACCGAAAGCACCTGCGCTGGTGGAAAGCCCCTTACAGTGGCATCGACGACACGGCGGTCATGTGCAGGAGCTGTGCGACTGGGTCTGCTTCCCGCAGGAGCTGGCGGGGCAGTTTGCCACACGGGCCAAACTGGCCGACGCGGAGATTCTGGCATGGGCGCGACAGGTGCGCCGCGAGTGGGAGGCCGCAGGCAAGGTGCCGACCGGCTCGATGTATGACTTCTGGAACGCCCGGTGGTCGGAACGAAACGCGCAACCGACGTCAGACAAGGCCGCCGTTTATGCCGGGCTGGCTGCGTCTCGCAAGGCACGGGAAGAACGCGACCGGCTGGCGGCTGAAAAGGAAGAACGGCGGAGAGTGCGGGTACGTGCAGAACTCGAGGCGATGGAACGCATGCGGCAGGAGGTGTGGGATGAGCAGCAGCGCAAGCACGGTCAGTGAGCAGATCGAACGGTTGGCTCTAGCGGGGTTTCTGCCGCCGAGTGGCGACAAGCTCGGGTTGATGGTCGAGGAGTGGAGCAAGCAGCTGGCCCGGTTTGACCCTGGCATCCTCGAGGCCGGGTTGGATGCCCTGATTAGTCGCAAGCGAGACCGCTGGTGGCCGACGCTGGGCGAAGTGCTCGAGGCCATCAGGGCGGCTGCAGGCCCGATGCCCGAGCGGTCGCACCGGTGCCCGAAGTGCGACGGCTCGAGCTGGGTCGAGGCCGCGCCGTTCAAGTCGTCGGGCCAGCTTTACGTCGGGGTGCAGCGGTGTCCCGACTGCGGGGTGCCGCCCCCTCGTTGTGACATCAGACCGGGCAGTCGTCAGCCGCTGACGGCGCAGGAACAGCGCACCATGATGGCGCAGCGTCGGACGCCGCCCGTGCTGACGGAAGGGGAGTTCTTTGCCAAGCTCCGTGAGATGGGCGCGGACAGACTGGCGTCACGATTTGGGGCGCGATGAGATACCTGAGTGTGTGCAGTGGGATTGAAGCGGCAACGGTCGCTTGGCATCCGCTCGGATGGTCGCCGGTCGCATTCGCTGAGATTGAAGCGTTTTCGTCTGCGGTGCTACAGCATCATTATCCCAGCGTCCCCAATTGGGGCGACATGACGAAGTTTCAGGAGTGGCCCCATGCAGCAATCGACATTCTGGTCGGAGGAACACCTTGTCAGTCCTTCTCCGTCGCCGGACTCCGAAAAGGACTGGCAGACCCGCGTGGCAACCTCACGCTTACGTATCTTGCCATTGCTGACAAGTATCGGCCCGAGTGGGTGGTCTGGGAGAACGTCCCCGGCGTCTTGTCCAGCGCAGGAGGACGGGACTTTGGCGCCTTCCTCGGAGGGCTGGGCCAACTCGGGTATGGGTGGGCCTATCGAATCTTGGACGCTCAATACTTCGGCTTGGCCCAGCGACGCCGCCGTGTGTTCGTTGTCGGATGTCTTGGAGGTTGGCAACGTGCCGCAGCGGTTCTATTTGAGCGCCACAGCCTGTCGGGGCATCCTGCGCCGCGCCGAGAAACGGGGCAAAGACCTGCCCCCAGCCTTGCGCCACGCGCTCAAGGCAGTGGCGGCCTCGGCATCGACGCCGAATGTGACGGCGCGTTGATTGCCTCAACCGGCGACATTGCACATTACTTGAACGGTGGCGGTATGGGACGACAGGACTACGAGACAGAAACGATGGTCGCCCACGCGCTCCGCGCCGACGGCTTCGACGCTAGTAAAGACGGCACGGGACGCGGGACGGCGCTGATGCCGGTTTGCGCGACACTCGGTGCGGAATTTAGTCGTAATCGTGGGCTAGGCAACGCGAACGAAACCGACACACTCGTGTGCCACGCCTTCGACGCTCGGCAGTCGGACGTCATTGAATACGGCGACATGACCGGGCCGCTGGACACGGACGGGCATAGCGTGGCGGTGGCTATTCAAGGGACGCTGATTGCGCGCACGGAGTCGCGCCAAGGCGGCCTCGGTGTATCAGACGACGGCATGATGCATACGCTCACCAAGACCGACGTGCATGGGATCGCGCTGCTCGGCGGCATTGACCACGAAAACAACGGCCACACAGCCGACGAACCAACCGGGCCGCTGATGAAAGGATCACCGACAGGCGGGGGACGCCCGTTGCCAGCGGTGGCGGTGGCGTTTGAGCCGGGCAGCATCGCGCGCAATGCTGGCCCGTCTGGCGAGTCTGATCTTGCGCCGACGCTACGCAGTGACATGGGCGACAATCAGCCCGCCGTGCGTATGGGCATGGCTGTGCGCCGCCTGACGCCCCGCGAGTGTGAGCGGCTCCAAGGATTCGCGGACGACTACACGCTAATCTCGTATCGCGGCAAACCCGCCGCCGATGGGCCGCGCTACAGGGCGCTGGGGAATTCAATGGCCGTGCCGGTCATGCGGTGGATCGGGCAGCGGCTGCAAGCCGTTCAGGAGATGTCTGAGCAAGGACGAACAGCATGAGCAAAAGCCGATGGAAACTTCAGGAGACGCGATGAGCGAGACACGACACCTGGTCTGCGAAGGCACCTGCAATCCGGGGCTGGCCCAGCTTGACGAGCAGCGGCGGCAGGCTTGCCGCAGCTGGTCACCGGAGCGGTCACAGATGCCGTCGATGCATCCCGATTGGCTCGATGCCATGCGGCAGCTCGTCCACACCGTGCATTGCCGAGAGGCTCCCGGCTTCATGTCCAATATCTGGACATGTGCCGTCTGCGGGGCCACGCGGCGGTGGTAGGGCCGACCAGATGCCCCTGCGGGGCTGCACGGCGCATTTCGGGGCGGTCACCCTACTGTGCGGTCTGCGCCATGCAAAAACGCCGCAAACGGCCCCTGAAACAGGCACCGCGCAAGTCCTGGGGCTGGTATCGGAAGGGGCTTTGGCGGCAGCTCAAAGAAGCGGCAGATGTGACAAACGTTAAATCTTTAGGGGGGCCAAAATAATTGTTGACAACGTAAAACAGGTTTAGTATTCTGTCTTTGTCAGCACGGGGCTGGCACTGAATCAGGAGACGACGACATGACGACTACGACGACCCCAAAGACGGCCTACGAACTGCTTGCTGGCGACGGCCCGGTGGTGCAGATCAGCGACCGCTGGTTCATCACGATGGACAAGGCGGGATTCAATCTGCCCGAGAACAACGGGCGAGGCTGGGCCACCGAGATGGACGCGCTGCTGGCGCATCTGCGGATGGTGGACGCGGCCACGCGGCAGCAGAGTGCAACGGTCACGCTCGAATCACACCGGGACGGGCTGGTGCAGTGGGAGACGGGCCGCTAGGCCCGTCTCATTGACAGCTAGGGGGAGCTATGTTGGATATTCTTGCGATGGGCGACGAGAAACTTACCAAAGCACAGGCACGCTGGAAGGCGCAGCTCGAGGGCGTGAAGGCACAGGCTTTTGAGCTGAACGCGGCGCACGCCGCCACGATTCCTGCCGCGCTGTTCGACCTGCTGGCCGATGACCGGTGCCACTTGAGTCGTGAGTCGGCAAGGCACTGGCCCATCAAGTGGGTGGTGGGCGACGACGGAGAACTCGAGCCTGACCGAGAGCTAGAGTTGGAGCTCAGTCACGGCTATTGTTTCGGCGGGGACGCAGGCAAGCACTCGGTCTCCATCGAGACCCTGGACGACCTGACCTGCGCGGAACTGGACGGCATTAGTCCGTGCGGGTGCAGCGACTGCGACGACGACCCCGACGCCGATGCCGCATACGACGACTGGAAGGTGTGGCAGTGACTCGGTTCGACGGGCCTGACGTGACACGGGCCGACGAGGCCCGGTTGACCAGCCAACTCCAGCGGGTCAAAGCCGCACTGCAACAGCAGGAGTGGCTGACCCTAGCAGAACTTTCGGAAGCCTCGGGCGGGTCGGAGGCGTCCGTCTCAGCACGGTTGCGCGACCTGCGGAAACCACGTTTCGGCGGCTACCGAGTCGAACGGCGGCGGGTGGTGCGGTGGTCGATGGGCCTCTGGCAGTATCGGCTCTTGCCGCCGCTGCCCACGGGCCAGCAAGTGCTGTCATGGTGAAGTGGTTGCCGAGGTGGTTGCGCTGGCGCGTGGCGCGCTGGCAGATTGCGATGATGTTTGCATTAGAAGGAGGACAGAGACGATGGCGAAAGTAGAACAGCCGGTGGTGATTAAACCGGCCAACATTCAGCAGGTGACGTTTGCGATTGCGGGGACGGCTCCGTATGTGCAGGCGAGATTCAGCGCGAAGGCCATGCAGGCGATGATGAGCAAGATGGCGGCAGGCAGCACTGCCGCGAAGGGACGTGCCAAAGCTGCGCGTGACTTTGATGACGATTACCGACAGGCCATGCACATCTCTACCGAAGGCTGGGCAGGCATTCCTGCAGGCGCATTTCGTCAGGCGATGATCAGCGCGTGCCGCTTGGTTGGCTTTAAGATGACGCTGGCAAAGCTGTCGGTCTTCGTTCATGCCGATGGGTTCGACGCGGTGGACGGCGTGCCGCTGATTCGGCTGGACGGCACGCCTGAGCGTCTGGACATGGCTGTGCGCAACCAGACGGGCGTGGCCGATATTCGAGTGCGGCCCATGTGGCGGCAGTGGACGGCGAAGGTACGGGTGCAGTATGACGCCGACCAGTTCACGCCAAGCGATGTGGCAAATCTGATGCAGCGCGTCGGCATGCAGGTCGGCATCGGGGAGGGACGTCCAGACAGCCGAGAATCGGCAGGATTGGGCTGGGGCACGTTTGCGCTGGTAGTGGAATAACGACACGGCAGGCGAGGCTGGGCCCGGCGAGGCGCGGCAAGGCTGGGCGAGGCAGGCGAGGCTTGGCGAGGCTGGGCTTGGCAAGGCGAGGCCGGGACTGGCACGGCAGGCGAGGCAGGCGAGGCTGGGCTGGGCGAGGCAAGGCTGGGACTGGCAAGGCGGGGCAAGGCAGGCATTCAGGAGGTATGACATGGGCGGCGAATTGTGGGTCAGTCTGATGCTGGGGGCGGCAATTGGCGTCATCGGTGGCGCGGCGGTGGCGTGGCGCATGGCGCGCAAGCTCGAGTTTCACGGTATCCGTCTGCGTGATTGGGACGAGGCCGAGTGGCAGCAGGAGAACGCCGTGGCACGGCTGCGGAAGGTGGCGAGCCATGACCGAGCGTGAACTGCGCATCCTGGAAATTGCTGCCGAGGCGCTGGACGTCTCGCAGCAGCGAAACCACCTCGCCGCCCTGATTCGGCAGGCGGTCGCCGAACTGCGGCAGGTGGCCCCGACCCCGCAACGGTGGCACCCGCTGGACACGTTCGATGGACGGGCGGTGTATGTCCTAGTGCAGGACGGCGAGGAAGTCTACCGGGCCGCGTGTCAATCGGACGGCTGGTGGTGCGACGAAGGCTATCGGGTGCATCCGACGCACTGGATGCCGTTTGCCACGGCGGCGGCACGGTGACTGCGGTGGCCCGTGCTATAGTTGAGCCGACAAAGTAACGTGGTGAAAACCTACGCGCTGGACTTGCCCTTTCATCTTTACGGCTACGTAGACCGGCAGTTCCTGACGAATGAGGCCGAGGTGGGAGTCGAACCGGCGGTGTGGTTTGGCCTCCTCACCCCTGCCAATCGGGCGTTGGGCCTGACCGTCATGCTGGAGTGCGGTGCCGTCTATCGGGGACTCCCACCGCATGCGTGGATGTTTGACCCGGAGGCACCCGAGGTGTCGCTGGCCGAGTGTCAGGCGTGGGACTGCTTTGGTGGGGCCGCCCAGCTCATCGAATACCAGTATTTGCGGGAGCTGCCCGTAAAAGTCATAGCCACGGCGCAGACGGGCAGTTACCTGTTTACTCTGGAATGGGCCGAGGACGGCTTCAGCCGCTACCCCGGGCAGACCAAATGCTTCCACGCCATCGAGCTGGAGCAAGGCACTCTCACGTTTCAACCCAACAACCACCTGCTTTGGCACGAAAGCAGTTTCACGCGCCCCCACGTCCCGACGTGGCTCCGGCGATCGCTCACTGTGTACGGTGTGGAGGAATGGCCCGATGACAAAGACGACAACAAAAAGCCGTGTGAATGAGGCAGGCAATTACACCAAGCCGAAGATGCGCGAAACGCTTTTCAAGAAGATCAAAGCGGGCACCAAGGGTGGCGACCCGGGTGAGTGGTCTGCGCGCAAAGCCCAACTGCTGGCTACCGAATACAAGAAGGCAGGCGGGGGCTATCGGTCATGAAGCCTTCTCAGAAATCACTCAAAACCTGGAGCGATCAAGAGTGGCAGACCAGTGACGGTAGTCCGTCGAAAGGCAAGAAACGCTATCTGCCCAAGGCCGCGTGGGACGCTCTCAGCCCCGGCGAAAAAGCCGCCACAAACGCCGCTAAGTCCAAAGGCAACGCCAAGGGCAAGCAGTTCGTCAAACAACCCGACAAGATTGCTACTAAAGTCGGAAGGTACCGTTGATGCTGGCTTGGACACAGACACTTGACCAGCCGTGACGACCGTACAATCGGCACTGGCGGCGGCATTAGTCTCGAGCGGCTATGTCGTCGCCACGGAACTGAAGTTCCACGCCACGCGGAAATGGCGCATCGATATCGCCGCGTCTCGGCAGGACGGCACACGAAAGCTGGCCATTGAAATTGACGGGGGCGTCTGGGTCAATGGGCGGCATACCAGAGGATCGGGCGTGCTCAAGGACAACGAAAAGATTGCGCATCTGGCGATGGACGGCTGGCTATTTCTGCGCGTCACGCCCCAGCAGGTCAAGACCGGCGATGCGCTGCGCTGGGCTACGGCGGTGCTGCATGTCTGACCGCCGCGACACCGGACGCGCCGTCACGGCCTGGCTCGACTGGGACACTTACCGGAAAGCGCAGCAGCTGGCCGTCAGCTACGGCGTCAGCCTGTCCTCGCTGGCAAACATGGCCTTGACTGACTTGATTGACGAGGAACTGCGCGATAGCAGCCCGTCGTTTCCTCAGCAGATCGTGGCGCAGCAACGGCGGCAGCATTAGGATAACCGACCTATGAAGTCCAAACCTATTGACCACATCAAAGACCTTGTACACGACCCGAAGAATGCGCGGAAGCATACGTCGCGAAACGTCGGCACTATCGTGTCAGCCCTGCATGAAGTGGGCGCAGCGCGGTCAATCGTCATCGATGAGGATGGCGTCGTCCTGGCGGGAAATGCCACGATGGACGCGGCGGCAGAGGCTGGCATCACTGCGGTCAAGGTAGTCGAGGCCAGCGGCCATGAGCTGGTGGCGGTCAGGCGCACGGGCCTGACGCCTGAGCAGAAGACGCGGTTGGCCCTGTATGACAACCGGGCAGCTGAGCTGGCCGAGTGGGACGCGGCAGTGCTAGAGCAATTGGCGCGGGATAATCAACTCGACGGGCTGTTCAACGCCGACGAATTGCATGAGCTGCTGGGCGACCTTGCGCCAGCGCAGGCACTCGGCGATCCAGATGCCGTGCCTGAGCCGTCCGCCGACCCGATCACGAAGCCGGGAGACCTGTGGCTGCTTGGCGACCACCGGCTGCTGTGCGGCGACTCGACGAAGGCCGAGGACGTGGCTCGGCTGATGGCGGGCACGAAGGCGGACCTGTGTTTCACGTCGCCGCCTTACGCCCTTGGGAAATCAGTCGCCTTGTCTGGCAACAAGGCGATGGCCGCAAAGGCCAACCCATACGGAGACCACGAAGACAACGCCGACGAATGGGATCGGCTCATGCGTGGATGGTTTGCGGCATCACTTGCCGCCGTGAGTGATGCGTGGGTTGTGAACGTGCAGCCGCTCGCCGGGAACAAACGAGACCTAGTGCGATTCGTCGCAGACAATGCCAATAGGCTCGTCGATATAGCGACCTGGGACAAGGGCCACGCTGCGCCACAAATGGCGGCCGGAGTCATGGCGTCCCGTTTTGAGTGGATGATCATATTCGCAGCAAATGACGGAGCCTCTCGATCTGTGCCGTTGTCTTCGTGGCGTGGGACTGTGCAGAGCGTGTACGCCGCTCCTCCGCAACGCGGAAACGAGTTCTCTGAAGTTCACGCCGCGACGATGCCGCTACACGTTCCGGCGTGGGTGATGCAGACGCTGTGCGATCAGTCCAGGAGCGTCTACGAGCCATTCTGTGGAACCGGCACCACGCTGATCGCCGCCGAGCAACTGGGCCGCAAGTGTTACGGGATGGAAATCAGTCCGCAGTATTGCGATGTTATTGTAAAACGGTGGGAAACCTACACCGGCAAGACTGCGACTCGTGAGGCCGCATCGGCATGAGCATTAAGAAACCCGTGGCCCCACACCGCCAGCAGAAACGTAAGCAGTCGGCGACCCGACCGCCGCACATCGCGGAGGATGTGCAGATTCTTGAGCGGCGCGCCAAAGCCCTGCAACTGAGGCGTGCAGGCGCACACTACCGCACCATCGCCCAGCAGTGCGGAGTCAGCGTCGAAGTGGCCTATGCGGATGTGCAGGCCGAGCTGGCGGCGCTGCGGAAAGTAACTGAACAGGATGCCGAGGTTATTCGCGACCTCGAGCTGCGGCGGCTCGACGATTACATGCTGGCGCTGGCTCCGAAGGCGCAGCGGGGCGATGTGCAGGCCATTACCGCCTGTCTGCGCGTGCAGGAACGACGAGCGAAGTATCTGGGCCTGGACGCGGCGACAAAGCAGGAAATCATTGGCGACTTGCCCGCGTTTGTCATTCAAGTAGAAGCCTCCGACGACGAGGATGTCCACTGACGCGGTGCGGCTGCGGCTGCATCGGGGCCAGAGAACGGTGCATCGGTCACGCGCCAGATATCGCGTTGTTGTCTCTGGGCGTCGATGGGGCAAGACTGAGTTGGAGAAGATCGAATCCGTGCAGGAGTTTGGCACACCTGGCAAGGTCTGGTATGTCGCCCCGACGTATGACATGGGCCGCGAGATTCTCTGGGAGCCACTGCGTGCCATGATTCCACGCGCCTGGCTGGCGAAAGACCCGCACGAAACGCGCATGGAGATGTTGTCCATCTGGGGCTGTCACTTCAGTGTCAAGTCGGCAGACCGACCCGATCGACTCCGTGGACGCGGCGTGCGAAAACTGCTCATGGACGAGTTCCAAGACTGGGATCGGGGCATGTCCGTCTGGGAAGAAGTCTTGCAACCCATGCTGCTGACGACCAATGGCACCGCCCTGATTGCTGGGACGCCTAAGCATTTCAATCACCTGTATGACCTGTGGCAGCGGGGGCAATCGACAGATACCCGGTACGCAGCGTGGCACTCATGGCAGTTCAAGACTGCCGATGCTCCGCATATCGCCCAGGACATGCTGAATCAGATGCGGCAGGAAATGGACGCCCGCACGTTTCGGCAGGAGTTTGAGGCGTCGTTTGAGGGCATGTCAGGACGCGCCTACTATGCCTTCAGTCGGGCCGCGCATGTGCGCCCGGTGCAGCTCGACCCGCATGTGCCGGTCTGCATTGCGTTCGACTTTAATATCAATCCAGCCACCGCCATCATTGGGCAGCGCGTCGGGCAGGAAGTGCGCGTCTGGCGGGAGGTCTGGGTGACGCATGCTGGTGGCGAGGCAACGCGGGCGGCAGGGATGGCAGCTCTGCAACTGCTGGCGGCAGCAGGTTGGCGAGGGCCGGTGCATGGCTACGGTGACCCGGCGGGACGCGCTGGCAAGACGACCGGGCCGTCTGATCATGCTGTGCTGGCCCAGGTCTTCCCGTATGCATCCTGGCGCATTCCGAAGGCCGCACCGCATGTCCGTGACCGCGTATCAGCGGTCAATGCCCGATGTGAGACGCACGACGGCAAGCACTGGCTAACGGTAGACCCGGCCTGTGAGCATCTCATCGGAGACCTGGAACAGGTGGTCTTTGACGATAACGGGGAACTGAACAAGCGCAGCAACCCGCTCCTGACCCACATTTCCGACGCGCTGGGCTATTGGGTGCATCAGGAATTCCCGCCTGTCGCTCGGGGCGGTGTCGGTGTAGGATTCTCGTCATGGCTGTAAGGTTGGTCAAGGCAGTGGCGTATCTGGTCGCAGGCGCAGTGCTGGTCTGGGCCGCAGGGTTACCGGCGTGGGCCAGCTACCTGGTCGGCTGCTGGTGCGGAGCGAACGCGATGGGCTACCTGGTATCCTGGGCGATGGCGCGGGTGCAGGAGTCGCAGGAGGCCGACCGCATCAAAGCCACCGTCGTTGATTTCGTCTCGCGGAGGAGCTATGGCAAAACGACCCATTGATCCACGACTGAAGGCCATTGGTGTCGAGGACTACAACGTGCCGAAGCGGACGCCGGGGCATCCGACGAAATCGCATGTGGTCGTCGCCAAAGAGGGCGACGAGATAAAGACCATCCGGTTCGGCGAGCAGGGCGTGCGCGGCAACCCGCCCAAGGACAAAGAATCCGAGGAATATAAGGCGCGGCGCATTGCCTTCTACCGCCGCCATGAGGCCGACATCAAGCGCGGCAAGCTGTCAGCCGCCTGGTGGGCCTATCATGTGAAGTGGGGCAATTACGGCGCATGAACGTCATTTACGACGAGGAGCGGCGGCGGCAGGAAGCGGTCTTCGAGGCGGTCGCCAACCAGCTCGAGGCCCAGATGCACGCCAATTCCCTGTCCGGCCCACGGTTGGCGATGCTGTCTGGCATGGGCGAAAACACCATTTACCGCATCCTGCACGCCAACAATGTCCACTTGTCGTCCGTGATTCGACTGGCGACGGCAATGCGATTACGGGTGCGCATTGAGTTGGAACCGCTATAACCGCCACTTGTGGGGGCAAGTGGTAGCAAACTGGCAACAGATGAGAACACAATAGACCCGTGCCGATTCCTGCTAGTACTCCACTGTCGCAGCCGTCGTCCGTGTTGGGGGTTACCCATCCGCTCTATTTGCGCTGGCGCTCGGTCTGGACAAAACTGCTGGATGTCTACGAAGGCGCAGGTGGTTTTCTGGATGACGCCAAACCGTATTTGACGGCGCATCCACGTGAATGGCTCGACCATTCCACGCCGGTCTATGGCCCGAATCAGGAACTGCTGCGGTTTGAGCCAAACCCGAACCCGCGCAATGCCAGCCCGAAACTCATCGAACGCCGCAAGCTAGCCCGCTACGAGAACATTGCCGCCA